GGCGTCATATGTCGCCATGTCAAACAGCGGGTCGCGGCTATTGGCCTGCCAAACGTTCAAGTTAAATTGCAGGAACGCCGCCCGGTCCGCGGTCTTGTTCTCTGCCTCTTTAGCCAAGCCGCGCATGCCATCGATGGACGGGAAGCCATGTGCAAGACCGGGGTTGGCGCGATGCCATACCGTTTCATCCTGCCAGTCATCGTCAGGTTCAGCTTGGAACAGTATAGGCAGATAGGCAGGGTTGTCGATTTCACCCAGCGCGACGCGGCGGGCATAATTATACTGTTCTGATGCCAAGGTCTCGGCACCGCGTCCGGCAGTCGTGGCGATCACGGTCAGGCTATCACGCACCTTGGCTGCACCACTGCGCAAGGCTTCCCAAAGGTCGCGGCCTTTCCAGATGTGGATTTCGTCGATCAGCGTGAATGTGGGTGTCAGGCCATGCGCAGCACCGCCATCAGAAGACAGGGCACGCAGCGTGACGTTTTCGGCGTTAAATACAATCTGCTTAGCACTGTTGAAAGCGTCATAGATGCGCGTTGCCGCGATCAAACGGCTGTCCATGCGCACGATATTCGCAGCCTCACGAAAGCCGATGCCAGCCTGATCACGGTCAGCGGCGGCGAATAGCACCTGACCGGCTGGCACCCGCTCTGGGCCGATGGTGTGCAGCAACGCCAGCGCAGCCGCTAAGCTGGTCTTGCGGTTGCCGCGCGGGACTAGAAAGAACACGTTCTGCACGATCCTGCGCCCGTCCGGGTGCCTGGGGCCATAGATCCGCCGCACGATCCGCTCTTGCCAAGGCGCAAGCTGGAAAGCACCGCCCGGTGCATCGCTGTTGGGGTGACGCAATCGGCGCAGAAACTGCACGGCCCTTTCGCCATACCCTAACGGATCGGCTATCGGGCTGGAGTCGTATATCCACGCGGGGAACGCGCTTGCGCTGGTCATGCGTCACCGGACGTTCAAAGGGTTGTCATCGTCCGCGCCGTCATCAGCGTTAGAGCCGATACGCGCACGGCTCACCGGTGACAGCCCATACTCCGCGGCGAGCTGGCGCGCTGTTTGGGCGGCACGGTTCTGCACGCCGAACATCTTTGGGTCGATCTCACCAGCGTTCAGGCTACGGTTGGTTTCGATCTCGCGCACTACACCGATCATCATGCAGTAATGCTCGACACCTGCTAGATCAGCCTTAGTCAAAACCCGGTCTTTGATCAGCCGCGGCATGATGCGCTTCCACTCCGCCGCGGCATAAGCGCTGAAATACTCAGGCACCGGGGGCGCTTTGGTCAGCGCGTCTTTGGTGACTTTGGCTTGCGGTTTCACCCCGCGCAGGTGCGCGCTCATGTTTCATCCACCGTGTTCACGCAGTGCAGCTCCAGCGCCAGCCTGTCCAGTGGCACGATCCGGGCAATTCGGTAGGTGTAGCCTGCGTGTGTCACGCGCATTTCTGTGCTGATCCAGTTCGTCGCCCAAAGCTTGAACACCTTACGGTCCTCGGTGCGCTCTACGTTGCTCAGGAAGGCGTCAGCACTCTCCTGCACCAGCTCTGCGCGTAGGGTTTGCTCAGGCACCCACTGCACCAGCACCGCACCGGACGGCTGCACCGTCTCCAGCTTGCGCTCAAAGGTGATCTGCTCACGCATTGCGCCGGCCCGGATCATGCTCGCCACCTAATCACCGCTTCGACTTCGATCACGCCATGGGTGTAAGCCAGCTCGGGCTGTGGGTCGCGCATCCAAATGACCCGCGGTAAGTCGAGTTGGTCGATGTCAAAGTCGTCCTGATGATCAGCCATACCGATCAGCGTCTTTGCAACGGCAAAGCCGATGGCCTTGGCGGTATCCGCACCGTCTTCCATTGCCCAGATATGCACGTCGAGATTTACCCGAGCCAAGTGCTGCTCCCCGGAGGCGCGGCCTATGTAGTGCGTTTGAGCGTGACCCATTATCACGCAGGGGAAGCGATCAGGGCGCGTGGAACCGGCCCGAATACGGTCGGGCTGCACCAGAGCGCTCACAGTCGGGTCAGCGATAAGGGTGCCACGTAACGCGGTCTGCAATGCAACAGATGGTTCAATCATTTACTGTCACCTGCGTTCTTTACCGCCTTTGCTACAGCGCGGCTGATCCGAGCCATTACCTTGGCTTTCTTCAAGCGGAATGCCGGGCGCATAAACGGCTGCGCCTCATGGCTTACCGTGCCAAACTCTTGCAGGTGACCATGGCGCATATCTGGGCTGCCCACTGTTACGGCGGCTTGGTTTTCGGCGAGGGTCACGCTGCCACCGCCGGTCGCGTAAGCGGGCGTTGTGCCGCCGGGTCCGGTGACCGTGATCGTATTCACAAGGTCGCCTGTGTCTTCAGGTGCAAGCAGCTCCATGGCGTCTGCTATGTCCTGCGCACCTTTAACCAGCGCTGGGCGCAGCTCTGCCAACACCTCACTCGGGATGGCTAAAAGGCGCTGTTCCAGCTCCACTGATCCTTTAAGCCGCGACATGGCCGGTCACACTCTCGCGGTAAGGGGCAATCAGTTCGAGCACACCAAAGGGCACGGCGGTTAGGCGCATATCTGTCGCGGCTTCCCTGCTGACATACCAATAGGCAGCAAGCTGCAGTGCGGCTTCGGTCAGGGACGCAGGCACCGGCTCAGCAAAGGGCTTGCCGGTGTGGTTCACTATCCATTCTTCCGCTACAGCCAGCTTATGCGTCAGCAGCGCGTCGTCCAGATCATGTTCAAGGTTCAGCTGCGCTTTAAGCAATGCCAGTGGTGTGGTCGTCATACCGTTCTATCCTGAAAAGTTATATTCGGGGTCTCTTGTGCGGCTCTCCCCCCGCCGGTCTTCTGCCCCTCCCCAAAGTCTGGACCTACCCCCCGGCGGCGTGACCTTGGCGGTGTGGTCACCGTGCGTTCAACTGACCAACCCCATTTGAGCCGTGCATGGATGGTCTGAGTGCTCACACCGATGCGCTTCGCCCATGCACTTGCGCGCATGGCTTCACCGTTGTGAGTGATCAGCTTGCCTGAATGCTCATCGCGGGATGCTTGGCGTTTAGTTGCGCTCAAGTCTTTTGGTGATGGTGCATCAAGCAGGCGCTTGGCTATCGCGTCACGCACAGCAACCGGGTCGAGGTCAGCCATCGTGCAGACCAAATCAAAGTCAGGGTTGGCAATGGTCAGGTAGTGCCGCGCCTCTTGGGTCGCCTTCAGCTTCGCAGACCTAGGCTCACCTGAACTGGTGCAGCCGGTTAGGGCGTCCTGCACCGTCACCAACAGCACTTCGCGCCAGAGGTTTTGCTCTGCACTCATAGCGAATGCTTTCTATCTTGATTGCGCAATAAGCTTGGTGTGATGTCCAGCTGTTGGCATTCCGCCCTCAGAATCAGAGACTCATAATGAAACGATTTTCCGTGTTGATTTTGGCTACCGCATTGTTTGGGTGTGATACCCAGCCTGCGGAGAATTACAGTGGGGCTATTGCCGCATCTGTTCCCGTAAGCCCTTCGATAAAAGCGCAGATCGTCCGCGATGCACGTGATTGGCTTGCGGATCCTTACTCCGTTAGAGATGCGGAAATATCCAACGTTGCTACGTTCGCGAATGGGACGCAGGGCGTCTGTGTTAAAGCAAACAGCAAGAACAAGATGGGCGGATACACTGGACGCCAATCGATGGCTATCTCCATCCGAAGTGGGCAGCTTAGCGGACATACTCTGAATAACCCGCTCTGCGCTCGACCCGATGTAGTTTACCGACCCTTTCCCGAGCTTGAAGCATTGAAGCAGCTTTAAGCTATTTGTGTATTGCTGGGTCATGTAGCACGATCCTGCCGTTGTTTGCGCCGGTTGTGGCAAGGGGCGCAGAGGCTCTGGAGATTGCTCTTGTCCCAGAACAGCACCATGTCGCCTTTATGCGGGATGATATGATCGACTACCGTGGCCGGTGCATTGCACATTGCGCACCATGGGAATGCGGCAAGGAAGGCCTTACGCAGTGCGCGCCATGCACCATTGTAGCCGCGCTGTGCAGCTGTCGGGCGGTTGGCGTCATGGCGCTTGTTGCGGGCGCGTGTGCTAGCAATCTGGCAGGCGCAGCGGGAGCCGTAGGCAACGATCTTCCCGCAGGTGCAGATATGGGGCGGCTTACCCATTTGCGGCACGGGTATGTCGCAAGCTAAAGGGACATGCTGCTAGAGTTTTGCCTACAAAGTTGTCGCTACCCAACAAACCCCAAGACTTCAGGTGACAGATGACCCCAAAGAAAAAAAGCTGGAGCCATAAAAAAAGCGTCAAATGGTTCTCTGGATCAGGAAAGCCAAAAAACTCCATCACGCGGTTACAAGCGAGCGGATCGAAACTTGTTGGAAAGCCGCTGAGTGGTGGGCGAGTAAGCCCAAAATAAACGTCCTGATAGGATTTCATAACCTAGCCTTCAACGCACGTAGGCCTTGCCGATCGAAGTCAGGATCAAGGCCGGCATCGATGTTCGCTTGCCGCTGTTCGGCTGACATCGCCGGGGTGGTGTTCGAGTCTTCCTCCGCGCTGCCATGCACAGCTTTCAACTGGTCGATGTGACCGTCGAACGCTTGCTGGATTTCGGGCAAGGTGGCGTTCCACGCGGTTTCTGGTGGCCAGCCCAGCCAACCTGTCGCGATCTTGTAGAGATCGGCATAGAGATCAGCCCAAGCCATAGGCTTGCCGGTAGGTGCCTTCGCGGCCTCTCCCTGATCCTTGCAGGTGTCAGGGGTCATCAGCGCTGTTAGAAGTGCGAAAGCGGGACCGATCAGCGCCTGTTGGACGCTGGCAAGTGTGGCACCGACCATAGTGTTCAGCAGGTCATGTGCTGCGCCGCGATCCGTTGCGGCGTAGGTGACGATCTCACGCAGGGTTGCGGTATCGCCTTGCTCGACTTTCACCAGCAGCAAGGGGAAGCCGTTGTGCATCGCCTCAAGCTGTATTCCGGCCCGCAAAGATGGCCTCAGCAATACCTTGCTGCCAAGCCCGTATACCACAGGGACATCGTATGCAGGCCGGAAACTCATGTTACACCGCGCACTTCAGCTTAATGAAGCGGTCGGGGTGCGTCACGTCTGCACCCACGCGCTTGCGGGCGTGGAACCGCACCTGACCATTGGTGGCCAAGCTATAGGGGTCGCGCAGCGTGGTCAGGCCTACGCGGTCGATGATCCGGTAGCCGGACATATCGCCAAACAGGATCGGGCAAAGGCCTGCGCCGATGTCATCCATATCCGGCATCTCTACCACCGGGCGGCCCAGCAGCGTCGAGGGCGCGCCAGCGGTGATCGGGTCGAGCACCAGATAGCGGCCATTACCATCCTTCCACGTGCGCACGATAGCCAGCGTGTTGCGATTCATCATCCAGACGCCTGACTGGGCGTAGGTGGTGGCGATCTTGTGATACATGGCGATCAGCACGTCAGCAGGGTTGGACGCAGGGAAGTTCGCGGCCACACCGGTTTTCAGCTCAGCGATGCCTGTCGCGGCCATGATGCCAAATGGCTGCCCAGCGCCATTGCCTTTGACGAACGCCAGCCCCTCGGTCTTGGCGAAAGACTCCGCGAAGTCTGCCAGCAGCTCGCCTTCGAGATTGTAGGCATTGTCTTCGAGCAAAGCGTTTGAGACATCCGTGAAGGTGGCCAGTTCATGCGGCGTCATGGTGACCTGCTCAAAGGTCATGCCGGACGCCGTGCGGTTCGCGATCTCGGCGACCCATGTCGCAGCTGTGCCGGTAACGCGGCGCGGGTAGGTAATCGACGGTGCGCTGATCGAAATGACTTTGGCGTAGGACCGGATCGGGCTGAACTCGCGGAGCAACTTGATCAGCTCGCTGCCAAATTCCTGTGGTGCGAGGTAGCCCGCGCTGGCGTCATTAGCCACGGTCAGGGCTTTCACCTCGTCTGGGGTGATACGTTCCACGCCACGGCGCAGGAAGTTGCCAAATGCCTTTGTCTCAGCATCAGCGACGGGGCCGGTGATGTGAACACCTTGGGGCCGGTTGGCTTTGGCTTCGATCTTATCCAGACGCGCGACAATAGCCTCAAAAGCCTTCGTGTCGATCTGAGGCGCGTTGGCCGGGGTCTTGGGGTCGGGCTGATCGTTGATCAGGTCTTCGTTTTCCATGTGGGTTTCCTTGTGCATGGCTGTGGTGTCATCGGCCTTTATTGACGTGATCTGCGCGCCCGGATGACACGGCACGGCGACAACAGAAATTTCATGCAGGGTCAGGGCGGTGATGGTGCGGCCCTTGGCGCGGGGTGTGGCCTTTGTGGTGACAAAGCCGATGGACAGGCCGGTGACGGCTTTGCTGCGGATCATGGCGCGCACTTCCCGCGCACGCTCTACATCATCCACCAGCAAGCGCCCTTTGACGGTCAGGCCGGTGTCAGATTCTGTGATGGTGTCCCAGACGCCAATGACTTGCCCCTGATCGTGTGCGAACAGCATAG